GTGACTTTGTAATTATTAATATATAAAATTATGGCAAACAAGAAAATATCCTATACTACGAGGGATTTCCAATCAATTAGAACAGAGTTAATTAATTTTACTAAAACGTACTATCCAGATACGATTCAAAATTTTAATGACGCGTCTGTCTTTTCAGTATTATTAGATTTAAATGCCGCTGTAACGGATAACTTACAATTTAACATTGATAGAAGTATCCAAGAGACAGTTCTTCAGTATGCTCAACAAAGGTCTTCGGTTTTTAATATTGCAAAAACTTACGGATTAAAAGTTCCGGGTATGAGACCATCAGTAGCTTTAGTTGATTTTTCAATAACTGTACCGGCTTATGGAGATAAAGAGGATTTAAGATATTGTGGAATATTAAGAAGAGGGTCGCAAGTCAATGGAGCAGGACAAGTATTTGAAACTGTTTATGATATTGATTTTTCTTCACCAATTAATTCAGAAGGATTTCCAAATAGATTAAAAATTCCTAATTTTGATTCAAACAATAAGTTATTGAATTATACAATAACTAAACGAGAAACTGTTGTTAATGGAATAACAAAAGTATTCAAAAAAGTGATGACACCAAATGATGTTAGACCTTTTTATGAATTATTTTTACCGGACAAAAATGTGTTAGGGGTAACTAGTGTTCTATTAAAAGATAGTACTCAATATACGAATATTCCATCTGCACAAGAGTTTTTAGGGTTAGATAATAGATGGTATGAGGTGGACGCTTTGGCTGAAGATAGAGTTTTTATTGAAGACCCTACAAAAGTGTCAGATTCACCAGGTATTAAAGTTGGAAAATATATCCAAACTAGTACTAAATTTATTACTGAATTTACACCTGAAGGGTTTTTAAAAGTTACCTTTGGTGGAGGTTCTCAATCAGCTGATGAACAATTAAGAGAATTTGCCAGAGATGGGTATCAATTAAATTTATACAAGTACTCTAATAATTTAGCATTAGGAAGTACATTAAAACCAAATACCACATTATTCATCCAATATAGAGTTGGTGGTGGTGTCGGTAGTAATATTGGGGTTAATGCTATCACACAGATAGGTACAGTTTCATTCTTTGTTAACGGACCTTCAGATAGTGTTAACACAACTGTTGTAAATTCGTTGAGATGTACAAATGTAACAGCGGCAATTGGTGGGGCTAGTTTCCCTACAACAGAAGAAGTTAGAAATTTAGTTTCTTATAATTTTTCATCTCAAAAAAGAGCGGTAACCGTTAATGATTATGAATCAATCATTAGAACAATGCCATCACAATTCGGAGCTCCTGCTAAAGTATCTATTACCGAGAATAATAATAAGATTATTGTCCAAATGTTATCGTATGATGAAACGGGTAGATTAACAGAGGTGATTTCAAACACATTAAAAAATAATGTGGCAAATTACTTATCAAACTATCGAATGATAAATGATTATGTGTCAATACAAAGTGCTAATGTTATTGATTTAGGGTTTAATATTGATGTTGTTTTAGATAACACTCAAAATCAAGGAAATGTAATTTCTCAAGTTATTACAATCGTATCTGAATATTTTGACCCAACAAATAGACAAATGGGGGAAAATGTTAATGTTTCAGAATTAAGAAGATTAATACAAAGTGAAAATGGGATAATTTCATTGTCTGATATACAGGTATTCAATAAAGTGGGGGGTCAATATTCGTCATCACAAACATCACAGAGATACTTAGATAGTTCAACTTATCAGATAGAGTTAATTGATGATACTATTTTTGCTGAACCAAATCAAACTTATCAAATTAAATATCAAAACAAAGATATAAATATTAGAGTTAAAAATTTAAAAACTGTTAACTTTTCATAATTTATTTTTAATAATAATGAATTATCTTTTAAAAATAGTGTATAAACTATTTATTAAAAAAGATAAAAAATGTCAAAGTCATATAGAATAAGAACAAAGGTTGGTGTTGATACATCTTTAAAAGTATTAATAGAACAAGAATTCGAACATTTAGAGATTCTATCCTTAAAAATATTACAAAGTGATATCTACACCAGACAATGTGCTGATTATGGTGTGATTGTCGGTCGTGTAAGTGTTAATAATGGATTCGGTATTCCAAACGCTAAAATATCTATCTTTATCCCTATTGATAGTGAAGACCAAACGAATCCAATTATATCCGAATTATATCCGTATAAAACATTAATGGACACTAATGATGACGGTTATAGATATAATTTATTACCTTATGTTAAATCATACAGTGCTCACGTTCCTACTGGAACTTTCTTCACTAGAACTGATGTTTTAACTGACCCAATATTAATTGAAGTTTACGACAAATATTATAAATATAACGCAACAACTAATGATAGTGGTGATTATATGATATTTGGAGTCCCTGTTGGGTCTCACACTCTTGTTATGGACGTTGATTTATCTGATATTGGTGAATTTTCTTTATCGCCTCAAGATTTAATTAGAATGGGTCTTGCGACTGAGGCTCAAGTTTCTGGGGTTAATTTCAAATCTTCAAATAATTTACGTGAGTTACCTCAAATCATTAATCTTAATAAATCTGTTGAAGTAGAACCATTATGGGGTCAACCTGAAATTTGTAATTTAGGGATAACAAGAACTGATTTTGATTTAAGTAGTGAGGCGAATGTTGATATTCGACCAACATCAATTTTCATGGGGTCAATTATATCTGGTCCTGATAGTAGTTCATTATCTACTGGATGTCGACCACCGAGTAATTCAGGTCATTTATGTAATTTAACTGTTGGCCCGGGAGAAATACTATCAATTAGACAAACAATTCAACAAGATTCAAGTGGTAGACCAATTTTAGAAAATTTTAGTTTAGAAAGTGGTGGTAAAGTTATTGATGAAAATGGTGCTTGGTTAATTGATGTTCCTATGAATATGGATTACTACACAACTAACGAATTTGGTGAACAGGTGTTATCTAATGACCCCGAAGTTGGTGTACCAACAAAAGGTAAATATAGATTTAAGATAAAATGGAGCCAATCGCCATCTTTAAGTCAATCAACTAAACGTGGGTATTTCTTAGTTCCAAATATTAAAGAATATGGAAATCCAAATTTTGATGAGTCGTATTCATTTAGTACCGATTGGAATGATTACGCATATAGTGGTGCAACTATTGGGGATGTAAATAATATTTTATCTAAAAAAATAGTTCAAGAAGCGATTGATTGTGAAGATAGGTTTTATATGATGCAATATAATAAAGTTTATACTGTTTCACAATTTATTAGTTATAATAAAAGTGGAAATGGAATAGAAAGATATATTGGAATTAAAAATATATTAGACGAAACTTGTTCAGGTCTTAACAATAAATTCCCAACAAATGATGGTAATTTTAGGTTTGATATTATATATATTATTTTTATGTTTTTTAGTATTATATTAACACCTGTGTTTTTTGCGTTAATATTAATATTACATATTTTATATTTTGTTGTGTGGATTTTAAGGACTGTATTCTTACCTCTTTTAGCTCTTTATTTTGCTATTGTTGGTGGTTTTATGGTTGTAGGGGCGTTTAGTTATGGTTTTGGTGCGGTATTTAGTTTAGGTAATTTATTGGCGGGTTTAGCTTGGATAGCTGTTGCGGCTTTAATTGTGTTAATAATTGTCCAACTATTTAAAATAAAATTATCGGGTATTAAAGTACCTATTTTAACTTATCCTGATTGTGAATTATGTCCTTGTAAACAGGATGCAACTGTTAGTGAAAATATTGGTGATGAGGTTGGTAATCCAGCAAAAAATGTTGCAAATAAATCTAAACCTTGTCCAACGATTGTTTCTAATAATGATATAACGTCAGTAACATTATCTCCGGCTATATTACCTTTATTTACTGAAGGAATATTTGTTATTCCGGTTAAAAACCCGGATAATCCAAATGGTATTTTAAGTACTAGAGCAACTGTTTATACAAAAGAAATGACTGGTCTCGTATATGATTTTCAATACGCATCAAATAATATTGGGGCACCTATTTTACAGTTAGTGGATACTCAGGATGGGGGTTTACAGAGATATATATACACAACTAATATTCCTGTCCCTGATAGAGTAAATTTATTTAATGTTAAAGCAAAATATTTTAACGGCTCAACAACAACAAATCCCGGTGGTGGTGTAAATAGGATTTCGGTTAATTTTCAACCAACTCAAACGGCTAACATTCATTATGATAATACAACTGTAATATTTTGTGATAAATCGACTGTGCAGAATTTAAATGCTGGTCAATTATTGGCTTTTCAAAACCCAACGATGAGTAAAGATATTAATTCAACGGGTGGTGTCGTAAATATTTACGGTAATAACGCAATCACAGGTGTTACATCGACTGGTGTGACAACTGTAGATGTTACGTATGCTAAGTTTGATGGTACAGGAAATATAGCAAATCCGATACGATATTTTGTTAATATTACTGCGGATACAACAAATAATTCTCATAAATTTCCAACCGATATAGAATATTTCCAAGTTATTACGGGAATGACTTATAGTGACTTTAGTGGTCAATGTAGTAATCAACTTGGTTATAATTCATTAAATAATCGTTATTTAAATAATGAAACATTTATTGGACAAGATAAAAATGATACATATCAGGTCGGGTTTGGTTCACTACCTTATCAAAAAGCAGATAATGTTATACTTAGAGGGTTAGACTTTATTGATGAGCACGAAAATATTTGTGTTTTGATATTAAATCGAGGTGTTGACCCTTACACACCTAAAGTACCAATATCTTATGGGTTAGGTAGATTATTTGGTTATAATAACTATTCTGGTAAAACAGTTACAGGTCTTTATCATATGAATATACCAATTCAGGGTAAATGGTTAAATATTAGTCACCTAAATTCGGATTATTTGGGAGGAAGTAATCTTAGTGCGGATTTATATTCTGGACAACAACTATATTTTAATTCATTTTCTTATCAACCTCAAATCCCAACAATTTTTGGTGATATATCAGGTTATACGGCAGGACAACTTGAAGTGACGTATGGACCAATAAATTCTGGATATTCAGGATTTTCTTCAAATCTTATTAGTTACTATTCTGCGATGGATAACCGAGTTAAGGGATTTCTTCCTAAATGTGGTGGTCAAGTTAATAATGTGTATAATCTAGACGATAAAGACGTAGCTAATTTTAATTCAACATTAGGGTTAAATGTGCATACTCGGAATAGATTTACTTGGAGAATTAGAACTATTCAGGATATTAATTTTTTATCACCTAACTATAGATATAGTGCGAATACGGTTTTTAATGGGGGTTATTTTGTTAATGAAATTGTTGAAGGTGGTCCAATTATGTTTACTAATTTAAATCTTCACGAGTTGAATCTGAATAGAACACCACCTACATATAAACCAAATGGTAAAGCGGCAACAATATATAATGTGACTGATACTGATGGTAATTTTTATGTAACTTCAAATTATTATAGTAAAATTTATGATACAACGGGTAATACTTTAAATTTTTCATCAGGAGCAAGTGGTAATCAAATAGTTATGAGAGGTGATAGATTACCAACATCAACAAATGTTGATGAATATTGTTGTAATGGTATGGTATTACAAAAAAATCCTAAATTCCAAATGTATTTAATACCTGAAGAAGGTGTTTTAAATATTAGTAGTAGTGAAGGGTCAACAGGTTCCGCCGGCTCAGGAGACACAGATTATTTATTTACGGATTTAAGTGGTTCGACAGGAGTGACTAAAGTTTTTAATAGTTTTACATGTAATGGTTCTGTTAATTTAGCGTGTTATGAATGTGAATCTACTAATGGTTCAGGTGGAGGCCCAAATAGTACTGTTAAAATTAAAGGTCATAAATGTCAAGAATCATTTTGGGGTGAAACAATATTTGAATATGGTTGTTATCGATTTATATCGACAATATTTTTATCATTGGCGACTGACTGGTCATTAATGTTTGAGTGGATTGCTAGAAATATGGTAATGTTAGGTGCTTGTCGAAATGTGTTTTCACATAGATTTGTTAATAATTGGGTTAATGGTGTGTTATATGCGTTTCCATTTAAAAATGAAATTAAAAGTTATGGTGCTCCAGATGGCCCAATACCAAACCAACCAATACCATCTTTTTGTGCTGCGACTATTAAATATGATTTCCCAACTAAAAATTATTATTATAGAGTTACGCCTTATAATAATACAACAAATCAATTTGAACCTAATTCAAGTGGAAATATGGGATTCCCTACAACTATTATGGATTTAGGTCCAAGAACTTATTACATACAAGAATTGGTAATGTCAGATGATTATGATGGATACGTTGTGAATAAATTGAATACATCGTCTTATGGTCCTGTGGATGACATACTTAATTTATTTATTATTAGTCGATTTATCGATAGTACATTTTTGTCAAAATTACTAGGGTCTCTTAATATCTTGGCTTATTTTACAAATGGTAGAGGTGGTGTTGGTAATGGTGGTACAAAACTAATGATTGATGCTGATTATTCGCAATTAATTTCTATTAATTCGGAGTTAGGTGTTGCTCCTTTTGTGTCGTCAAATTATCCTGACAATCCAGACCAAACAAAACAAAACCCAATTTTCTTTAATTGTAATAATGTTTTAGGTATTTTCTTTTCATCGGATACTCAGATAAGGGATTATATCACACCAAAAAGAGAGATTATAAATCCATCTGGTGGGGTTACAAGTAATTGTTCTTTTAATAATTTTCCAGTATACTCACAAAGAGTACCATTATCTCAATGGAGTATTGAGAAAAGTGGTAATATTTTTGGGAAAGAAGATAATAATTGGAATTTTAAGGTTACTGGACAAACAATATTCTCACATAGATATCAATCACTGGATAGATTAGACCCAAACTCAAGGTATTTTAGAAATAATGGTAGTACTGAAACTCAATATCAGAAAGGTTATATATATGCTGTTGAAACTTATATTGACCCAATAACTCTTGTTAGTTCAGTTGATTTAAGCGGTTCATCGACTAAATGGGACCGAAATACCCCTAAGACTAGTGAACAATTAGTAACAGTAGGTGCTCCATTTCATTTTTATTTTGGTTTAAGAAGAGGAGCGTCATCATTTGATAGGTTTAGAACTAAATGGATAAATACAGATAATATAGTAACTTAATATGGATGACATTAGAATTGTTTTAGGTTCATTACGATATAAAACAGCAACAAATACTGACTTATCGATACCGACACCGTTAGTCCAAAATGTAAAAATTTTACAAGAATTTGATAGAAGTATTGATGTTAATCTTCCTCAATTATTTGATAATGAAAGACAAAAATCGACAATATTTAGACCGGTTTGTAAATTTCAATTATTATATAATAATTCGTACACAGGGTCAACAAATTATGAACCATTAGAAAATAATCTATATTATATTAATGAGACTAATTTAACAATAAAACAATGTGAACTTAATCCCAATGCGGTTTCTTGGGAAGGATTCCCCCAATATCACGAGTTTGATTTTATTCGTAGTGATTATAATGTTAGTGGGTATACCCAACCACCAAATAATCATATAAATTTTATTTCAAAGAGTGCTTCAACATATAATTGGAATTTTTTCATGAGTTATCCTTATAGAAATTCGTATAGTAAAAAATTGGCGTATTATATAGGTTCAACATCTGTTAAATGGGTGGTTTCAGATGGGATACCGGTTATGATTAAATCAAAGAATACGTTTATAAATGGGAGTCGTGTAATTCAATTTGTGTGTCCGGTTAAACATGGGTTATCTGTTAGTGAATTTGCTAAAATAAAGATAGTTGTTGGTACTACCATAAAAACAGAAGGAACATTTCAGGTGTTTGAATTAGGTAATGGTATGCCAGGGACAGAAGAATACATGTTTAATGTTTATGATATTGGTTATTCCTCAACAACATTTGTTGCTGGAGACAATGGGACTTTTAAAAGAATTATTAATTATGAAAATTCTGCAGATACGACTTCAAAATATTATGTGTTACAACATAAATTGTTAACTAATGTTGATGACTATGTGATGGTCAATGCTGGTTTTGAACAAAATATATTTGGTGGAAAAAAGAAATTTGAAAGTCCTGTTTATACACCAAACCAAGTTAAACGAGTTTCAATTAAAGAAGGGGCTCAATCATATACGTTATCGTTTAATAAAGATATTGATATTAATGAGTTAAGGGATAATCAAAAAAGACCAATAACTGATTTATATGTTACAACAATATGGAAAGGTTATTTTGGTTTGACACTTGGGGCTAAAGGTAATAAAGGGCAGTATGTTGGGTTAAAACAAGGGTATGAATTTAATTTACCTTTATCACCAATTGGATACCCAAGTGATTGGTGGTTATCAACAAATACGGCATCCGATTTTGTTGATGGAAATAATCAACCATATCCTTTAGGTTCTTTAATTCCTGTGACGACAACTTCATATGTTTTTAATTATATGGAATCACTAAAAGAAGGTGATATTGTTGATGGTGGGTTTTATGAATGGAATGATTATGAACAAAAAGAAAGAATGATAAGTGACATTTCACATAAATTTACATTTAATAGTAATGTTTTTAATATTAGTTTGAAAGATAATAACAATAATCAAATGGGTTATTATTATCAACCACATAATAAAATGAAAATTAGAGATTTTTCTGATTATGTTGAAACAGGGAGTATTACGAATATGTCGGACGTTCCAGATTATTCATATTTTTCAACAACATATAATTCATTTATTTGGAGAGATTTGGCTCAAATCCGCATACATCAACCATGAAACCCAAACCGTTTCGCTCATGACAAGCACCAATCGCAA